TTATACTACCGTTAACGTTCCACTTACTGTAACAGTGCCAGTAAAAGATACCGGACCACATAGCATCATGTTATCTGATGCTGCAACAGTAATAGAAGTTGATATAGTTGCTAAATTTTCATAGCCACCATTGATTGATTTTATCATTCCGTATTCAATTGAATTTTCTCCAGGAGTTGTAGTTCCTGTAGCTTTACCAATGTAAACTACATAAATATTACTACTCCCTGTTGGGGGTGCTGCTGTAAAAGCTAAAGTGGTTCCACCTGTTACTGAATATGCTGAATGAGGATCCTGACGGACGTTTCCAACATAGACTTCAATTTCGTTTTCATTTGCTACGGCTTGTGTAAGTGTAAAATCTGTTTCTGAATTATCACCACTGTACTGCGAAGAGTTCATGGTTAATAAATTGTTTTTTGGTCTATTTCCTAAATACGCCATGAGTTCTCCTATGTACTTATATCATCTACTGCGCCTACTACTGTGTCTAAAGATGAAGCCGTATCACTTTTTACATAAAGTTGATCGCCAGATGCAAGTACAATTTTACTTCCTCCGTCAATTAATTCTAAAGATCCGCCACTTACTATCGGCGCATTTTTAATTAAGTAGTAATTAGCACTACCTCTTTCGATATAGGCTTCTACTGTGATTGTTGTTGTTAAAACATTTGCCATTCTCACACTAATTAAACAGTCAATACTATTAGTAGCGCCACCTAAAGCGTCTACTGGTGTTGCTCCTGTTAGTCTTGTGATGTAATTTTTAAAATTCTGTGCCATAATTTTTTATACTATAAGGCGATCGACATTGCAATGACGAAGCCTGAACTTACTCCACTTGCTGTCGCCCATTCTGGAGCTGTTTCTCCTGAGTTCATTTGTAATACTTGAAGTGCTGTACCTTTTGCCAGACGAGCTGGAGTATTATTCGCTGATGCGTATAAGATATCTCCTGAAGTCGTCAGGGTCATGTCCATAGTTTTAGATGCAGGTAAAGTACAGAATACGTTTAACGTACCGCCAGCAAAATTAACTAAATTATCTGAATTAGAACTTGTAATAGCAGTTCTTGAAAGAGTATCCGGTGTTGCATCGGTTACTGTTCCTGTTCCTACTTCCCAATTAGCAGTTCCTTCTTCATGAATTGCATAATAAGTTGTGTTACCCGTTGCAATTCCTGCAACAAAAGTTTCCCAACCTGTTACTGCGCCTGCTAAGTTTAAAGTTCCAGTTCCTGAAGTAGTACTGGTTTCTCTAACCCTGTCGTTTAAAACTAAAGCCATGTTTTATCTCCTATTATGCCATGCTTAAAATAGCATCGCCCGGTGTTGCTGGATTTGGAAAAGTAATTTTAAATGTACCATTAGTACAAGTTTTATCTCCTCCGAAATCTAACACAACAACCAATCTATCAGCTGCACCATCCACAGAAGTACTATTATAAATTACTCCGTAAGCTGCAGTAAAAGTAGCTGATGTCCATTCTGTATCTGCAAAATCAACTGAAGCTACTGCTGTACCAGAAGCTACTGCTTGAGAAGTTAAAGTATTTCCTCCAGTAGAATATCCAGTTCCAGACGTACCTACTTGATTCGAAGTTCCTGAAGTGTAAACTGTTGAAGCAGTAGAGTAAGGTGAACCAGAGCCAGCTGTATATAAAGCTAATTTAAAAGTATTTCCAGACGTTGCAAAATCATGCTGTGCTGAAAATAAAGCACCTCTAAAAGAAAAAGGTATTACATTTGCCATATTTATTTATCTCCTTAATAATCTGATGGACTCGGTGATTTAAGAGGTGTACGAATAACTCCATCTTGGAATTCGTCCCTACGTCTTCGACCTTGTTGTTCGATCGCATACGTTTGTAATGCATCATTAAATTGCTGCTGATAGTATTGTACCATATCTGCAGGTCCTTTCAAGTACCCATATGTATTTATCAAACATCCATACAAAAGTAAATCTTGATATTTATTTGATAAATAAGTCCCATTTGTCGATGCCGGAGCCGTAGTAGGATTAGTAGAATCTGTAATACTAAAGGGCTGTTTAATATATGCCATCGTGATTTCATAAGCAGCATTTGGTGTAGGGGCTACAACCCAATACTCAGAATCCCAATTAGCATAATATTTAGGAATTCCTGATTGTACCGAAGGTCTATCATAATAGGTCGCCATATAAGAGGTATCTTTTCTCTCTAAAAAGCTCTGAACATTTGGTGTAACGGTCGTATCTAATAATTGAATATATCTAATAATTCTTAAATCATCTGGAATCGTAACATATCTATTACCAATAACTAAGTTTGAGGTTGCATAAAATCTATTATCATCATTATCTGCTGATCTATATATTTTATTTTCAGCATTTATAATAAGTGGTTTTAAAATAGCACTGCTTAAAACAGTACTACTGACTTCGGTGAAATTTCTAATATCAGTTTCTAGATCACTTAATGTATAAGTTTGGTGTGCCATAATTATCTCGGATACTGATTAGTTTGATTTGGTGGTCCACCAAAAACAAATGCTCCGCCTCCTGTTGTTGTCGAACTTGCTGCATTAACTAAACTTAAAGTAAAATAATTACTTACAGTTATAGTCGATGGTTGCCCCGGATAAGGAACCGATTCAGTAACGCGCGTTATTATATACGATCCATAAACTTTGTCACCAGAAGAATGAGCTACAGCAGTCGTGGGTGATGGTGTATTTCCTCTTGTTGGAGAAGACGTTCCTCTTGTACATCCTGTTAAATCATTTCCTGTTTTTCCTGTGTATTCAATAGTTTCACTATTATATAATCCAGTAGTCGAATTTATTGATTGAATTACAAAATATCCTGAAGTTGGAAAGTAAGTTGCATCTGTCAAAGTAATAGTAGTCGCACTATCAGTGACAGCTCCATTTAAAGTAGTGTCTAATTCTAAAGCTGTAATTGGAACACCGCCCACGGCTTCTTTAACTTGTGTAAATCTAACAGCATCTCCAGTTTGTCTTTCATTATCTTGTTGATAAACTCTTAAAGTTGTACTTGTATTAGTTGTAGAAAACGGAACATTATCTAAAGGACTTGCAGTAGGGACGGAAGGACTTCTAGGTCTAGCATTTTGTAAAGCTTGTGGGTCTGCACCATGTGGTCTGGGATCTACTTGAGGCTGTTTAGGTTCATATTCTGAAACATGAACTCTTGCACCGGTCCATTCCTTAACCATTTCTTTATATGGAAAAGCCATACCAGATCTGTCTGAAATGAATTGTGCATATTTACCTCCAGCAAATTTTCCCATTATGTCCCCGGATAATAAGTTTTAGGTGAAATATAAGTGCTCGAAGGTGAACCATCTTCTTGTAAAGCTCTTAAAAGTTCATCTTCATAAAATAATTTTAATTGTTGTACTCTATCTAGTGCCCATTTTTGAGCAAGATAGAAAGCTAGACCTGCAACCATCGCTGGTACAAATCTATATGGCACATCACCAACGTTAGTATAAGCTCCTGCATCTTTAACTCTACTAACATAATATAAATTTATATAATTAGAGGCTGCTGTTGAATCAGGGGTTGGATAGATAGTCATTGTAGTTTTATCTATAAATCTTTGTACCCAATATTGTGAAGGAGTTCCTTTAACAGCCTTATTTGAAAAAGCTGCGTAAGTAGAACGATCTACTTTAGTTAACGGTAAATCTGATTGATCTGTAGAAGCAGTTGGTGTTGAATAATTTTGTCTAAAACTAGCTTCAGTTATATCAGAGAAACCATAAAGTCCATTAGTCGGAGAAGTAGTAGCACTTGTACCATCATCAGATGAGCGATAAAAAATATATTCAGCTTGTCCTTCGACAAGGTCTAAATTAGTATTTCCAATTTCCCAATAATGAATTCCCCTGTTTCCCCATTCTTGAAATAGAATGTTTAAAGATCTTCGAGCTGCTTTTAATTGATAACCGCTAACGTTTTGTTGGCCGCATCTTTCGTAAGCATCTTCGATTACTTCGTCGATAGAAAAGGTAGATTCAAAAGTGGCTGTTGTTGAAATTGCCATTTAATCTCCTATCCGTCGTAAAATACAGTAACTCCATTAGCTACAGCATCAGGTGCAGAAAAATAAGCTCCACCAGTAAACAATATTCCATTATCAGGAATATATGGTTCAATAAGTTCAGCTGTAGTAGTTGTTGGAATTGTTAAAAGAGTAGTTCCTGTAATCGATGTATTATTAAAAGTAATAATTCCTGCAGTAGTTCCACTTAAACCCTGAATTCCTCTTATTCTAGTTCTTCCAGCAAAAACACAACCAACTTGTGGATCTTGTTTTGTCCAACCCACTTCAGCATTACCGGTAATTGCTGCATCTACAGATACCGCCGTTACAGTTGTAAATTTATTAGTTAGAGTGATAGTTACACCTGCTCCTGGTCCTGCAATAACTTCAGTTTGAGAAGCTAAATCAGTTCCAGTACCCGTTACAGTAAAATTAACTCCGGTATTAGCACTTGCTGTATAAATTGTTATTTGTGCAATATTACCAGCTCCAAAACTTGCTGTTCCACTAGAAACACCAGCTCCATTTAAAGTTAAAGAAGCTGAACCACTAGTAGTTTGAGCTGCACAAATACCATCTCTATCCGTAGCACTTGCTGCTGCAAAATATATACTTTTTATATTTGTTACATTTGGCATTTATTATCTCCTTAAAAAGATGCTCCCGTAGGAGCATCTTTAATTATTTATTAAC